TCTACGTTTGGGCTGAAGCTTCTAGAAAGAATCTTGTTTACAACAATCCTAACGAACTTAGGAACTATGGGTACAGGAGACCAATCCAAGTTAAGCAGCGTGCCATCACCCGCTTGGGTGTCCATGCTGTTTAGGATTTGCTTGTAGATTGATGTATCTTGAGTACCGTTAGCGTAGTCCCTGTTTCTCTCGAACTCTACCAGTCTCTTACCAAAGCCTGTAGAAAAATCATCAAGGCCTCCCCACTGTGCCTCGATTGACTTAGCATAGGAGACCCCGTAGTCGTGACTCGCCTTTACGCTTGCTGGCGCCATAGGGTCTGGAAACTGAGAATACGACTTTGGCTTGTGGTGACCCTTCATTACTTACTGCATTACAGGCAATGTGCAAATATAAACAAAATCACTTAGAGGGTTTTGAGACCCCGCCCGGCGTGTAAGTGTATTTCCGGAAAAACTTTTGACCGCTAAAATCAGCAGTTTTTTTCTTCTGCACAACCGTCTGAGCGGCAAGCAAAGCAAGGCCAGCACTAATGGTCAGGTCAAACTTTGTCCTGTTGTCAATCCTGTATCCAATCCAATCTTCAAGGGTTCGATTGAAATACATCCTACCTATCTCGCCTTTGTCATTGATTCCCACATGGTTGTGTATGTAGTCTTCGATGGACTGTGCATGCGTGTGAATCACATCCTGCGAGTTAGATGGGATGCCCTTGGTCTTCGTGGCGACAGAACCGCTGGTTGTTAAGTGCGCTGGCCTATCAAGTAGATAGCCATCGTAACCCCTTGATTCAAAGTATCTTACGATACCGTACTTGTTGTTCTCCACGAGGAGTGGGTACCCGAAGAAGAAGGCAGCCATCAAGATGTCCTCATAGAAAATCTTAGCCATGGGTGGGCGTGAGCAGTACTCAGCCACGAACATGTTAGAGGGCGCACGCATGTTGAACTTGTTGTAAATGTGGCAAGCACCCTTCGAGCCCCTGCCATCTGTAGTAGCGTCGATGTCATAAGAGTCAACACCCCCACATCCAATAAGTTTGTTTGGAGGGACAAGCTTTCCTTTCTCGGTAGTTTTCTGATTCCTCATATCAACAGGCGGCATCCACGACACAAACCAGCGACCCTCTGAGCTAGGAGCAAATACTACCTCGCTATCTCTGATACCGCCCTTCCATGTGAAGTTACCCCGTACCACAGGGTCTGGATACATGTTTTCATTGTGGTCAATCTGCTCGTAAATCTTACCGATGTTAAACAGTGAGCCTTCAACGCTATCCCTAAATGCTTCGTCTGTAGTAAACGGGAACTGACGAACAATCTCATTCATCTCCCTAGCGTCGTGCCTAAGAGCGTCCCTTTCGTTTTTTAGAAACTCCCTTGCGCCTATCTCTACGGTTTCCCCATCTAGCGTCTCCACCTCTTGCTCCGGTGTCTCTATGATTGGCTTCCCGTACTTGTCGAAAAACCCCTCTAAGGCTTCGTAAGCCGGAATGAAGATTTTGTACAATCCTGAGGTAGTCCTTCCGTTTTTGTTGCGTTCTTGTGGGTCTGAATCTTTCCAAATCTCTTTGTATTCTTGACCTCCTTTGTCCATAGGGTTGACAGTGCTTCCCACCATGGCCTTACCGATGACACGCCTACCTACAATCAAACAGGTTCTTTGTATCCTCCATGCCTCTCTGATGTCCGTCGGCTTTTCCCACTTCCCTGCCTCATCGAGGTAGAGGATGTGCAGCTTCTCTCCATCGTAAGCGTTGTTGGTGGTGTTCTTCCAGTTGATGATTGTGTTTAGCGCGTCACCTTTTACCGAGGTCTTGTTGTTTTTTGTGATTCTCTTAGACGGCTCCCTGAAGGCTAACTCCATTCTAGGGTTTGTAGTACCATCCTGAATGGGCTTGAAGAAGAAGGGATAGGACTTGAAGATGGCTACAACCTTCTTCATAAACACGTTTTCCTGTGCGTCCTTACCCGTCTTCGACTGTATGCCTAGCAGCTTGTCCTTTACCTGAGTAGCCTCATCCACAAGAACGCACGCAGACATGTTGGTGTACCCCGAACGACGACACTTGGTATAAAGCTGTCCAAGGCATCGGGGGTCCGCCTCACACGCGGCCTGATGGATAAATAGTTTTTTCTGAAACTCAAGAAAGCTAGGGTATCCGATGTCAATCTTACTCCACTGTAGCATCATGTAATGCCTGCCAGTAATGTATGTAGGCTCACCGTCGTTGTAAAACCAATAGCCCTCCCTTCTCCTACGGAACTCTTCTTCGACATACAGTGAGAACTGTTGACGGAACTCCTTGGGTCTTTCGTACCACTCGTCCATGGACTTGATACGAGAAAGCTCCTTAGGCATTTCTGTTCTGTTCCAGCTCTGCAAGTGGGTTGGCAAGTCGTAACCTGCGATGTCTTTCTTCTTAGGCTTCTTGGGTAAGCAGATAGGTAGCCCTGAAATATCAATGACTTCTCCTAGCGTACCCTGAGGGCAGATAGATACCACTGGTTCATCGTGACCCTCTATGTCTACTAAGCCAATCACTTGCTAAACCTTTCTGCAAATCCTCCAGAGTAATCCTTTGCGTCGTCAATCGCGCCATTCTGATTGAGGTCTTTTACCATTTGCTCTAGTCTCTGACGCTCAATCAATAGTTCCTTACAATCCGTTGCTGTCTGTTTGATGGACTGAAGCTCTGCTTTACGAGCAGCGCCACCAGCCTCAGGGTCGACAGGTCTCTTGACTTCCTCAATCATATTGTTGATTGCGATAGCCATACTATCCATCAGCCTCTTGGAGGCCTCGATGGTTCTAAACTCAGGCTTCCTCGACATACATCATTTCCTCTGAGCGCATACGAAACACGACAGTCTCGTCTTCTAGCTTCATCTCGTAGTCTCGGTTCTGCTTGAATCCGACTACATCACCGGGCTTTACGCCTTGGGTAATCATGTCTTTGGGGCAGCAGAAAACCTTTGCCTTGAGATGAGTCTTTGGCTTTAGGTCAATAATTTCGATGAATGAGTCATCATCCTCTTTCTCTTCTTCTAGGGGCTGAAGGAAGACCCAGTCAGCAAGCATGTGGAGCTTACCCGTCTTCTTGCTTCTATACGCAATGGCATGACAGGATAGAGTGTTCAATGGGTCGTAGCCCACGATAAACCTATCCTCTCCGTCGACGTCAATCTTCAGGGCGTCAGACATAACCACATGATGGTGGAAGAAAAGAGTGTCTCCAACCTTTACGTCTACGTCGTGCTTGACAGGAGTAGAGGTTACCTCTCCGTACATGACACGACGCTCGAACTCCTTCCACTTAGGGTCGATGTAGATTTCTTTTCCGTTATCTAACTGAACGGTGTCGTGATGAGTCTTCTCAAGCTTCACCACGAAGTGAAAAAGTGCTTTCATTCAAAGTTACAATCGTATTCAACAATGACCGGAGCGTTCTCTACGGTCTTCCACAGATAGGACGATTCGTCGTCCTGAGTGTAGATATTGTATCTACGAGTGTTGTACTTGTACAAAGCACGTTCATCTTCTTCAATCATAACCACTTTGCCTGCGCCAGCTTTCATGCCAACGTAGTACGCCATCGCATCCTTCGGGTTAGGACCGATGACGATTTTTCTAATCAAATGTTCCATTGTATTTAGTTCAAATTAAAGCCCAAGTCTTCTAGGTCGATGTCATCGACATCAATGTCTCCATCTTCAATTACTCTTTCGTACGAAGACATGATAGCTGCAAAAAGCTCTGCCATCTCTTCTGGGTTATCTACATGCCACTTGCTGGCTACTTGCCATGCTGGACCGAGCTCTGGGATGTCATCGACAATACCTAAACCGAAAAGGTAAGCTACCCTATCGTTCACTTGGTACTTCTCAATGACGTCCTCTATTTGAGACAAAACTTCTGCTATTTCTGTGATGAATAGCTCCTTCAGTGTAGGGTCCATGGTTTCCATTATTGTCCGTTGATGATAGCAATAGAGCCGGGGTTGGCATTGCTAGTAATAACATTCCCGCTCACAAACCAGCCTGAGGCGTCGTAGCAAGTCAGGTCTAAGAAAGAACCCTCCGCACCCCCAGTAGTAGCAGAGTCAGCGTCTAAAGTCAACTGGTTGTTGCTTGCTACAGCTCCTGATGCAGTAGCTC